CCACCGAGAGCGGACCTGATCTTCTCCGCATTGATGGCGGCAGAGAATTGACCAGACTCTTCTGCCCCGCGCGACAGTTCGTCAAGGCGTTTGAGTTGACCGACAAGGGTCACGCCGTATTTGCGCTCCCGCTCTTCCCGCAGTTCTTTGATCAGATCAGTGACCAGAGGGTAGGACGTACCATCCAGCAGTTTGTATGCGTGTTGCTTGGCGGCGTCGGGCGAATAGCCAGCCAGCCTAGCGCACTCGGCATTACTGTATCGCCCCTCGACGTAGTATCTAGCAAACTCTCGTTGCCTGTTGGTCAGGCCAGCGGTCTTCTTTGGCAAGGTAAGCCCCCTATAGGTTTTTCTGTGGGTTTTTGTTTTTTGCAGAGCAAAGGGTCGCGCGAGCGGATTTGCTCGCCATCAAGTGTACTGAACGTACCGAAGTGTACCGAGATTTTCCTAGTAAATTCAATGCTCAGTACACTCGGAACACTCGGAACACCATTTCCCAAAAATTTTTTCCAAAAACTTTTTCGTGTGGAAAACACTATAGGGGCTAACCCCGAAAACATTTTCTCTTGTATGGCATGGGATAATATGAGACTATCCAATCATTGGTACTGTTTACCTTGTACCGATTCCCTTTCGAGGGTTCGGGAACCGCGCGATTTGTCACTGTGTATAGCCGACGTTTTGACAGGCGACGTATGCCTGTCGTGGATCATGCAATACTGCATGGGACTATATCGGTTCAAGGACCGAGGTTCAAGTTTCACGGAGGAGAGAAGCTATGTTTGAAATCTTTATCAAGTGCCGGAAGACCGGCAGTGTCTATCAGAACGATCCGAGTTTCGAGACTCGCGAACATGCGGTCTCGTGGATGATGGCCGACTGGCACACATGCGCCAGCGAGGTTGAGGATTGCCGAGGCTATTTCGAGGATCGCTATTGTTATGTGATCCGCGAGATCAATACCCGCGCTGAACAGATCGCGGCCTACGAGGCCATTCGCGATTGTCCTGTTCAGCAAATTCCCTGCGCTCTGATGCGCGAAGTAAAAGACAGACAGTACGTCTAAGGAGGACGGCATGAAAAAGCAGAACGAGATCATCGAGAATCTGAAGTCCATGACCGAGGCACTGGGTGGCACGGTTGAGGTTACGCGGTATCGCTACATTAAGGAGGCGATTGTCGAGGCCAAGTTTGGCAGGGGCAGCAACCTGATGGTCAACATCGGGCCGCGCGGTGCGATCAAGTATTGTTCTTGGTTCGTGATATCCCGCGACGGTGATTGGGCTGTCCACCATGACAACAAATGGTTCACCGGCATTCGCAATGCCGACGAGGTGGGCAAGTTCTTTGACCGCGTTCAACCCTATGCAGTGAAGGAGGCAGCGTAATGCCAAGGTATTTTGCAAAACAGGAGGTGGTCAGCAATGGGCAGGTCATCTCCGTCAGCACCACACACATCGTGGAAAGCATCGAGCGCCTGAAGAAGGTGGTCATCAAAAATCGCCGGTTCCTGCGGAAGAAGATGAACACGGAGTGTGAGGATTTCACCGACCGTGTTCGGGTGTATCGCGTGGGCCGCGACTCTCGCAATCATCTGCTTGCTGTCCCGCACGGCATCTATCTGGTCGAGGAGTTCAAAGACAAGGGGATTCCCCACGCCATCGTGACGCGGACGAAGAACACATTCGTCGATATGGAAGGAGATGTATGATGAACAAGGTAGAGTATTCGGCGGCCACTGGTGCGCCAATGGTTACCATCTCATCCAGCCCAACGTGGAATGCGTGGGCTGAGATTGCCGAGGCTGTGTGGGTCACGGCACTGGAGGGCGGGTGCAATTACTGGATGGACTACATCCACATCCGTCATCTGGAGACGAGCGCACCACATGCGCCGTTGCCGGAGGGCCGGTACTGGAGTCTGAAAGATGGTGGCGACATCATCAAAAATTTCAGCATCGCGGTTCACCACAACGCTGACGATTGGCCGTCCAGCACATCCGAGGTAACCGAGGCCAAGTCATTCGATGTGATCACGGTGGGCATCAACAATCTGCCGCCGGAGATCAAGCTGTCGATCATGAACCCATACACCTGTGACATCGACGCCGAGATTGCGGACCAGATTGTGCAGACAGGTTTGTTCGGGAGTGCGGTCTATGGGTGAGCGCGTAAGGGTGGCACCGCCGTGGGTGCGTGGTGATGCGAAGCACGGCAGTCCCAAGGACCGAGGTTCGGCGGACAGGTATTATGGTCGGCGGTACAACCCGCACTGGCATTGGTACAGCGATCATGGCTGTCAGACTGTGGAGTCCGAACACATGACCGTCGAGGAGATTGCCGAGTACAACGAGGGCTGGCATGGCGAGACGGGCGAGAAGGTCTGGTCCGATCCGGAGCCGAGGGAGGATTATTGATATGACAACGAAGATCATTGAGGCCGAGTACCACGTACAGGCCACACATTTCTGGGAGATCAAGTGGATCGAGGACTGGCCCGTTGATGTGAATGGATACCCGCGCCCGATTGAGGAGGCACATGACTTCTACATCAAGTGGGGGCTGCTGCATGTGCAGTGGGAGAAGGACGGCAAGTTCGAGGAGTACGAGCCGACCGCCGAGGAGAACGGTGACGGCATGGACTACAAGTGGCCGGATGCCGAGTACATCGATGGCGAGAGGATGGACTAATGGAAGAACTGCCGCTCGACCATGAGCCTAGCCTCGATCATTGGGCGAAAGGTATCGCCGACGAGGACGTAGCCACCGGCTACCACACAAACTGGGATCATGCCTACGAGGAGGCATGGCACTGGCTGGATGCTGAATACAACTACAACTACGAGTATCAGGGAGAAAACAATGGGTAAGGTAAGTGATTGGCTGATTGGCATGCAAGAGGATGCCGCATGGATGAGCCGTGATTCGTGGGCCGCGAAGAATGGCGCGTCGAATCTGCGAGTCTATGACGAGGTGCAGGATTCGATTGCGGGTCTGGCTAAGAGTGCCGTCAGCATGGCGGGAGATCGTTCTGCCACGCCTGAGATGTTGCAGGAACAAATCAACAAGCTAGAGGAGATATTCCGTGGGAAAGATTGATAAACGAAAGGCGTACTGGGTTGAGATTCAAATGCCAACGTCCGCTTTTGGCATCACCCATAACGTGAACCTGACTGTTTTTGCTCACAGCAAAGCTGTCATCTTGAGCATGTTCCGTGACTACGCGGTAAGGAGGATTGATGTCAGCCCCTTCCACTGATCCCAGACTGATGCATGTGGCCGACGAGGTTCGTCGGCTCATGCGAATCTTCAGCGACCTTTGTTTCGACGAGGCACCGCAGGATGAGATCGATGCGGCTTGGCGCAGGTACACATCCGTCAAGCGGCTACAGAAGGAGGGGGTTGAGTATGTTCCTCGATTCTAACCGTAGGTCGAGGGTAAAGCGGAGAAGGGATGCGATCATGGCATTGGGAGGGACATGTGTGCGCTGCGGCGAGTCTGATCCTGTCGTGCTGGAGATCGACCATATACTGCAAAGAGACAAGGATTCCGAGGTGAAGAAGAACGGGCAGCATAATTTTAACGAGGTGAATCGGATGGTAAAAAGCAACCGTGATCCGTGTACCAAGTTCCAAGCACTGTGCGCCAACTGCCACAAGCGGAAGACCAGAGACAACGAGGATTGGAAGCGTCATGGATGACTATGAAGGCGTCGAGTGCGACCAATGCGGTGAGAGATGCTGGGAACATACCAGCTATTTTGGGGACATTCGTTGCGACGAGTGTGCCTGTGAAGACGAAACCTATAAAAGGGAGATTTTAGGTGAGTATATATGACAAGCGAGTGACGCGCGAAATGCGTCAGACCATGCTGAAGATGCATAACGATCTGAAGGATATCAAGAACACGGTCGAGGAATGCAACGACATGTGGCTGTCTGATCTACGGAAGATGGATGCAATCATCCACACACTGCATTCCGAGTTTGATTTCAAGCCGCCGCAGAAGACCGGCGCATACTGGGCGGACTATGTCTTTGCCGAGGATGTGAAAGAGGAGGACGAAGAATGAAGGTCGTGCAAATCGGTGGTGTGCCTGACGAGGTTGAATACGGCGCACA